AAACCCGCGGCCAGCATGATGAACCCAAGCCCCGTCGTCGCCACGCCAGACATGCGAATTTCCGAATTGATGCTTGGAGGAATTTACGGCGGAGACGAGACTCTGATTCCGGTCGTCGAAACCTCAATGACCGGTGAACAAGATTTCGTCGGCTGTGTTGACCTGAAAGAGACACGCTCACTACCGCCTTCGGAATGGCGAGAACGCTCGGTCGCCGACCTTATGCACTCCTGCTCCGCCGATATGCAAATAGAACCCGATGCCGACGCCGAAGCCGCGCTCACCCGCATGTCGAAGACGGGGCTGCGTTCGCTTCTCGTCGTGCAAGGCAATCGTTTTTTAGGCGTGCTCTCCCAGCGCGCCCTTGTACGCTACCTATCCTTGAGCGAAGCTTGAGCCACACGCGCAATCCCACAACGCGAGCAACCTGTTACGGCGTCTCGTTAACGCACCCTGGGCGAATCGCAGCGAACTATCTCTTTTTTCGAAGCGAGATCCCAAAGGATGACGATTCCGTCAGTCGCGGCCGCCACGACGACCGAACTATCAGGGCATCGAGAACTCAGCGGTTGTCGTCCCTACGCGCGGCAAGCGACGTTTCTTCTTCGCGCCACGCTTCATTATGAAATACTCGATTCAAATCCGCGTCGATTCAGCGAAAGTTTGCGACAGTCGCCTCTCCGCCGGAACGGATTTATATCAAACTTTTCAGCACCTGTTTTTTAAACCGCGTGGAGCCATTTTAGCTAGGCAAGTGATGGTCGTCAGCTCCAAGACGCGAATTCAATCCATGGATTAACGCAAGAAAGACATTGATTTATCTACCAATTTTTGGTTCTCTACGTCTCACGCACCAGCCAAACGCCGATGTAGCTCAGCTGGTAGAGCAACGCATTCGTAATGCGTAGGTCGCAGGTTCGAATCCCGTCATCGGCTCCAAAATAAGATCGAAATTCCCTCGTTGTTTCGCCGATTAAGAGTTGCCGCTCTCGATCGGCTTTTTTCTTTCAACTTCCCTTGCTGAGTGCCGTGCCACAGATTTGCCACAGACTCAGCATTACCTAGCCACACATAGCCACTGGTTCGGATACAACACGCAGCGCTGGATGCGATCGATGCTCGTCGGAAACGGGCGCAGTCGGCGGCGGAGGTGGTGTATCAACGGTGTGATTTCCGGACAAAGAGAACGCTCGAGCCGCGCGGCCAATGTTATGGCCGATCGCGTGAACGTATCTCTGCGTTGTATCAAGATCCTTGTGACCAAGAATCTCTTGCAGCGTCCGAATATCAACACCCTCGTCGAGCATGATCGTTGCCGACGTATGTCTCAACGCATGGAACTTGATGCGAAGCCCACCCCATTCCTCAAGATCGACCTTAAAGACGTCATTCGAAAAGTCCGAATGGTCGACGTAATGCCCCTGCATCTTGAAAATCAACTCGTCTGGACCAATTCGATTATCTCTGATCCATTGAGCGAGTTCTACAGCAAGGTCACTCTGTAGCGGGATGTTGCGGTCCTCTTTGCCTTTTAACTGCTCGAATTTCCGCGAAACCAAATTCAGTTGCTCAGTCAAATGAATGACGCCGAGTTCTGGCTTGAGACACCTTGGCTTAAGCGCCCATATCTCCCCGGCGCGGGGAGCACCATTCAGCGCCACACGATATGCGAGATACTTCCATCGCTCCTTATTGCTCTCGTAATATTTCTCCCAGGCATGCTTTAAGAACGACTCCGCAACCGGCCTCTCCCAGAAAACAGTCACCGGCTTCGGCGGCTTGGCGGGCTTTACAGATGCGATCGGGTTATACGGAATCCGAAGTGATTCAACTCCGTAATTGATCACGCCCTTGAACCACATGAATTTTTTCAGAACAGTGCTCTTTGCGTTCCCTTGATTTCGGAGATCGCTCTCGAGCGCCTTCATGATCGCATGATCCAAGAATCCGACCGGCAAGCGGCCAAACATCGGCTTAAGATCGCGCCAGTATTGGTCAGCATTCTTCTTGTAGCCCGGGGATCTTGACGGATATTCGTGATCCATCCAGTCATTGACGAGATCACCGATCGATACGGCCTTCAGTGGATCGACCTCAACCTTGACTGGTGTTGTCTCAGCTGTAACACGTCCCTTGAATTCCTCGAATTCGCAATGGATATCTCCATCAAGAAAATTACGAAGATCTTTCTTTGTCTTGAAGTTCCGCTTGATGTCCCAGCGTCGCCCCTTGAACGACTCCCAAGCGCGGAGCTGAAATCGATCTTCGCCGGCCTTTGTTTTGATAGTGGTAGTTTCAATATTCATGGATAACCTCCTCGTTGTTCGTTATGCGCAACGAGAAATCACCCACGTTTTGAGGGTTTCCCTCCGAAGATATAGCTTACGACCAATCTTGATAAAGAGATCGGGCGGCGTGCCATATTTATGCGGTCGAGCCTTCCATTCATATATCGTCTCACACGACATCGAAAGAATTGACGCGACAACTTTCGGAGGAATTATATCAGGCTGATTTTCAAAGATCTGATCTATGCCGCTGTTCATATTGAATCCCCGCTTTAATAGCAATTAGTTTGGCTATGTATGGCTGGCGCCGAATAAATTCTCCGTCACGAATCTGGCGACGCATCGCATGAGCGAAATTTGAGCTGAGCTTCAGATAACTCCTTTAGTCTTTCTGATTCGGGCGGCGCGGGCGGAGCGACGAATGCAGTCGCCCGGGGCTTTTTCTCCGGCTCGAAGATCCCCCGATCGGCTTCGCTCAGATTCTTCGCGGCGAGTTCGAAATAACTGCGCTTGAGTTCTGTGCCGATGAATCGCCGGCCCATACGAAGAGCCTCGTATCCTTCGCTCCCGATCCCTGCGAACGAAGAGAACACTACGTCCCCCGGGGAGCTCCAAAGACGCAAAAGCTTCGCGATGAGATCAAGCTGGAGAGGGACGATGTGGCGCTCATCGTCATTGTCGCGAGCTAATTTTCGATTGAGTGTGTTCGATTGCCTGATATCCATCCAGCAAGGATGCGCGAGATGCTGCCACTCACTCACTGGGAACTCTTCCGCCGTGTGCGAAATTGGCTTCGGATTCTCGCCCGGCTTTCGAAACGTCACGACATAGTCAGGGAGCCCCTGGCGTGAGAGCGATGAGTCTTTTTTGATTTGCTTCCAAAGAAGCCCGATTGCCTTTGTTCGCTGCATCTGAACGACGGGATCTTTTCCGACCGTGAGTTCGGAATGAAAAATAAATCCGCAGTCTTGAAAAAGACGCACGATCTCACCCCGAAAATCGCGAAGACCAATTTGACCATGGATTTGTTTCGTGGTCGTGAGATTCATGACATGAACGCATACGAGTCGCCCGCTCGTGAGAATCCGGAACAACTCCAGGACGAGGAATTTAAAGCGAGTGAAGAACTCATCGAACGATCGCGAATTCCCCATGTCGCGATCAGAATTCGAATACGTGTAGAGCGATGCAAACGGTGGACTGAAGACCATGAAGTCAATGCTCTCGTCCGGCAGAGCCCTTGCGACATCAACGCAGTCCGCATTGTAAAGAGCGAAATTCTCCCCAAGAACTTGATCAAGAACCGTGATCATTTGCATCCCCCGACAACAGCGATTCGAGCCACTCTCGCATCAACGATGCGCTTGATATCTCGTTTTAATTCGATAGCGAAAACAACGTTGAAGAGCTCGTAATAAACGTTCGATCGCAGAGGAAGCGCCCATCTCTTTACGCCAACGAATCTCTCAAGCCAGATCCAAACCGGCTTGGTCGCTTCGAGATCCGCATAAGCCCGCACAGGAAATAGCGCGAATCCGACGAAATATTCGTGTTCTTTTAATCTCACACTCCACCCCTCAAACAGAAATTGAAGAAAGCCACGCCGGAAAAGCGATCGGAACCCTAGGATCATACGGTGATTTCTCCGCACGAAGCCCGCGCACACGGCGACTCATGAAGTCGCGCATATGCTCGACCATTTGACGAGACATCTCCTCGGCCTGCGCTTCCTTGCGTTTGATATTCTCAAGCGTAGCGCCTTCGAGAACAGAGCTGATCAGATGAACGATGACCTCGCGATCTTGACCGAATCGATAGCAACGCCGAATCGCCTGATACAAATCCTCGTATGAATCATTGAGTCCGACGAAAGCCATCTTGCGGCAGTGCTGCCAGTTGAGACCGAAACCCGTGATCGAAGGCTTCGTCACGATCCGGCCCTTGCTGCCTGATGTGAATGCCTCGATCCGCCGTTCTTTCTCCGCGAGCTTGAGAGATCCAAAGACCTCAACCGCGCCCGGGATTGCAGCCGCGAGCTTCGATGACTCTTCGTTCAGGTTGCACCAGATGATCCATTCATCTTCGTCGCCATTCACGAGCTCGGCGCACTTTGCGACACGCTCGTCGATCGTCAATCGACGGGCCTCGAGTCTCTCACTCAGCGTTGACGCCGGAGTTTGAATCTTGTGACCGGTGAGCATCTTGTCGGTCGGGACCATGTGTTCGATGATCTCGAGCCCAGGGAGAATGTACCCCGCGTCATCGAACCCGAGATCGGACGGCTTCTTTACGACAACTGCCCACGTCGAAAGCCACTCCCAGAATCGCACGCGCCCATGACCTTTAAGTCTCCATTTCGACGTCTCCCCCGAGTCGTGGGTAAAGAACATCGCAAGCATCTCGTTCATATTCATGACGCCGAGAAATTCCGCCTGGTTTCCGAGTTCCATATAGTCGTTCGGAGATGGCGTTGCCGTGCATGAAAGTTTATACGGGACAGATCGCGCGGCTGCGATAACTCGATTGCGCGTTTTCGAATCACGGTGCTTGATGATCGATGATTCATCGAGCACGACGCCAGAAAATGCACTGAGATCGAAATGCTCGAGCATCTCGTAATTGGTGATCCAGATTCGACGAGCATTGACTTGAGCGCAGCCTGCGTCGAAATACTCTTGAATCTCGGACTGCGATCGAACATACCGAACATCAATGCCAAGCTTCGCCGCCTCTTCGACCGTCTGTTGAGACACGCAAAGCGGGGCGACGATCAGAACGGGACCAACTCGCTGGGCGATTTGGTCTGCCCACGCGACTTGCATGAAGCTTTTCCCGAGCCCCGTATCGCAGAAGAGAGCCGCGCGCCCTCGGCGCAACGCCCACTGAACCAGTGCGCGCTGAAACGGAAACAGCGCCGCCGGGAGATCTATTTCGGAAATCTCAAATCCCGATTCAATATCGCGGAATGTTTTACGGTCTAAGAAGTTCGTGTAATCGACGCTCATCGCTATCCCCCAATTGCCCCAGTCTCTTTAATTCTCCGACGTACACACGCACCTGATTCTTTACCGCCACCCTCGAGGTCTTAAAGAATTCGGCGATGTCATCTATCGTGTATCCAAGGCATAGATGTGCCCAGAACTCGTTCCCTCGTCCAAAGGGAGCGAGAACAACGTTCGATCTCGATTTCATAGATTCCCCGCTTTAAAGAGACGATAAGAGGGTCAGATTCGAACTGACGGGAGCCAGAGTGTCTTCGTGTTGCGCCACTCTCCGGTTCTCTATTCGCACTTCAGCCTTAAACCAGGCTCAGCCACCACCCATCGCCTCAACGAGCCGCGCGCCTCATCGCAGAGCAAAGTCGGTTTGGGCTGACAATGCTTGATCTGCTCTTCGCGCGGCTCGCTCAGACGACGTATGCGCCATTAATCAGCCGATCTAGTGGTACAATCGAATATCCGTCTGTTAATCCGAATTCCAACCATCGATCGCCAATCTCGCGAAGGCGCTCTCTAACATCGCAAGCCACGACGTATTCTGAATCTGTGAAGTAATCACTGGTCTTTGGGATCAGATGAAAAATCATTGCTCCTCCTTGGTCCGATAAGTTGCTTGCAACGCCGACTTCGCACCACATCCTCACGCCTTCGCCTCAGTGAGCCCCACCAGCGGAAGTCTTCTTGGTTAAAAGAAGTCTGATGAGGCTCATTCAAGCGTCCCGATATTTCTCCGTCGGGACTAGCGGATAAAAATCAATCGATGACGGCTCTGCTTTCTTCTAATAGATGGTCGTATTCTTGGACTATCCCAAGTCGATAAAAGCCAGGATGAACACTCAGAGTTTTGTGCTCTTCGTGGAAAAGTTCAGCTCCTTTTGAGTGAACAAACACATCGCCTTTTGCATCTTTCGCGATTCTGAATTTTCCGCGCAGACGATGGTGGTGATTTTGCCCTTTCCAGAGAAGATCAGTTTTATCGATCTTAATTCCAGACGGCTTTTCACATTGCTTTAGTAAAACGTCTCCTTGTTGAATATACATAACTTCCCCTTAGCTTAATTGTTGCGGCTCTTCGAATTTAGTCAGACCGTTGCGATAGCAGATAGCATCCTTAACCGTAGTGGTTCCAGGCCTGCATCCTTCCACGTGGAAAACACCGTTAAGGGACGGATTCTGCATTCGCAAGAATGGACGTTCACCGCGCGAATCGTAGTTAACCATGATGAGTTCATAGCGCCCGCCAACCTTCGAATCATAGGTGTCGACAACTCGCGCGCCCATGATTTCGATTGCTTTCTCGATCCCAATCTTGCGCACGATCTCGCGTCTAATATCGGCATTCTTCTCATTGAGAATTTCATCTTTCGTGAATTCACTGGCTGGCTTCTCCGCAATCTCTTTCGAAACGCGAATTCCGTTGAGCGAATAAAGAGCATACGTGTCGCGATAAAGAAGAGCCGGGCCACCCTCTCGGTGAAGCCTTGCATCTTGATTGCGGTGAATCTCGCTCGGGAAATTAGAGACAAAAGCAATCTCAGGAAAGAACCATGTGTAATGCAGCTCAGCGTAGTGCTTATTGAATTCTCTGAAGAGGTAAAACTCTGATTCTTTGCCAGGCAAAAGCTCGCTTAAGACAAAATCATAAAAGCAGTAGTACCCCATCCATCCCCACCAATTCGATGCGGCAGGATAGAAGTATTCTAGTTTTTGGCTGTCGAGCTGGCTGCGGAGCTGGCTGCGGAGCTGGCTGCGGAGCTGGCTGTAGAGCTGGCTGTAGAGCTGGCTGTCGAGCTGGCTGCGGAGCTGGCTGCGGAGCTGGCTGCCGAGCTGGCTGTAGAGCTGGCTGTAGAGCTGGCTGCGGAGCTGGCTGTCGAGCTGGCTGCGGAGCTGGCTGCCGAGCTGGCTTCGGAGCTGGCTGTAGAGCTGGCTGTCGAGCTGGCTGTCGAGCTGGCTGCGGAGCTGGCTGCCGAGCTGGCTGTCGAGCTGGCTGTCGAGCTGGCTGTCGAGCTGGCTGTCGAGCTGGCTGTAGAGCTGGCTGTAGAGCTGGCTGTCGAGCTGGCTGTAGAGCTGGTTAGTATCGAACTTAGTCCCTTTCAGTAAGCCGCACGCCAGCTGACACGCCATCGGTGAATCGAGAAAGATCGTGTAGCGCGGCTTTTCGCGACTCATGATTTTTTCGTACATGAAATCTACAGCCGCTTGCGCCTTCTCGGCATCAATCTTCTCGGTACGTAGACCGAGGTTTAGCCACTTGTCGAAATACTGTGGCACTTTAGATTCTTGTTCTTGAGTCATCTTTGAGATCATTACGCAGCCCCCTTAGGCTCACACACATCACACACATCACACACATCTTTAAACACAGTCTTTCGCCCACATTGCTTACACGGACGAGTTTTAAGCTTTTCGACTAATGATTTCTTTCGAAGCGCCATCGCAAGACTTCGTGGATTGAGTTGAATCACGCTTTCGCCATCGGTAGTAATGTCAGCTTTGAGAGAGAGTTTCGGCACGGTCATGATGCTGACCTTTCTTTCAAACACAAAAGCTCATCGATCTTCTCAATCGCAATTTCGCGTTCAGCTTCGTCAAGCGTGTCGCCAGCTAACAATGCGGCGAGATATTCGATCTGAATGTCGATGTACAAGGGGTTGATCTTTTTCATCCTGCTTCCATCCTAAGCGCCTCAATGGCGATATCTCTCGCATCACTTAAAATTACTGTCACAGGACCAAGGATCGGATCATCTGTGTTGGGGATAATGCCAGGCGTGAACTTCGCAATTCGCTCAAGCGCGCGACGATAGCGCATCTCGTTCGTCTGCCTCGAATCTGTAGCGGTTCTTTCTGAGCACGACTCTGAATCCATCAATTCGCTTTCCGCCATTTAGAACCTCCCAGGTATTTTCGCCAACCACCTGAAGGGTGATTGAATTTGAAAACCAAAATCTACCGATCAACTTTTCAATATCAGCTTGCGCCCCAGCAGACCCGAGGAGCTTCATCCTGCATCTTCCATTAACTTGTCTTCAGCGTGGCGTTTAGCCATGTAGCAATCGTCACGGAAGTAGAGACTGCTATCCGCATTATCAAACGCCTCGGAAATATCAGCTTGAATGTTGTGACCGGCTTCAGCGATTAGAGCTATTGCAGCATCATGTGCAACGCCGTCTTGAGTCTTATCGACTCCGTTAATTGTGAGTCGGGTGAAATCACCCTGTCGGTCGACTGAAATCCTGATGATCGAGTGACCGAGATTGTAGGTTGGTTTGGCGTGAGTCATGCGGCACCGCCTTCGTCAAACTCGCCAGTGACGAATTCTTGGCGCTTGCTTGCATCGCGACTATCTAAAAAGAGATTCGCAGCTTCCATGAATTGAGCGACTTGTCCGGTGATTGCCTTACCTTCTTTGTCGGCCTTGTCTTGGATGTAGCGGACATAGTTATCAAGTTCGAACATATCGATGGCGCCGATTTCGATAGCCGCTTCACAAATATGCTCTTCGATGTGAGCGACAAGATCGGCCTTGAGAAGGCTCTGTGCTTTTGCGCTCATTGCACAGCCTCACAATAATCACGGATTTCGGCGTCAGATACGCAGCCACTTGCGAAGGCGTCATTTCGTCGACGAATCAAAGTTTGCGCGATCTCGACTGCCTCCGATTCATCCGTCCAAACCGAATGAATATCGCTCGCCGAAAGCCCGCCTTTGAATTGCAGATCAAGCCCGCGAAGATTTGCGCGCGTCAGAATATCTACTAGTTCTGACTTGAGCTTCGGGAACTCGACAATCCACAGAATGTTAATTTTCATGACCGCACACCCATCAAGTGACAAACACGTATACATTCGCGGTGTTTTTTCAAAACGCCGCGTGAACCATTTCTATAAAATCAATTTTAGTTTAGTATCCGCTTACCAACGCGGCCTCGGGTGCCCTTTTTCTGCTCACGCCAATGAGCTTGAAAAGCACATCCCTCGGCCGCCCCATAAGATCTGAGAGTTCATATTGCTCAGCGGGAGACACGAGACTGGGATACCGCCCAGCCGCGATCTTTGCCGCTTTTGAAAATGAACACTCAAGTCGTTCTTGGATTAGCTGCGCGGCAATCTTCAACCCGCCTACGCTCGCTCTCCATTTCGCAACTTCTTTCCGATCAAGTCTCCTCTTCATTACCGCCTCTGAAGCAATCTATGCGCTACCCGCGAAGTTTTGTCGAGCATTTTTTGCGTCAATCGCGAAATACATTGCCGCAAAATATGCGGTAGCCTTGTAAGCAGAGGTAACGATTGGATAATTACAGGAAGCTAGTCGGCCAGAAAATTCGACAACGCAGAAAGGAATTGGGCTTTAAAACGCAAGCCGATTTGGCTGACAAAATCGGCGTTGATAGTTCGCGTGTGTCGAGATGGGAAACGGGCGACGATTTTCCGACAGACTATAGAGCGGAACTTCTGACGCATTTAAAAGTATCTGAAGAGTACCTATTCGGCGAGAAGCCCGCCGCTCCCCCGCCGCCTGATTCAAATTCGATTTTTGAATATGTGAAGAATCTCGAAGCTGAAAACAAAGTACTTAAGTCCAGCGCACTGCCGTCCGATCTGTCGCTCATCAAGCGAAAGCTAATCAACAAGATCCTCGACCTCTCCGACGACGACGCCAGTGTTATCGATGCCGGGGGGATTCTTGACGGCGGATTTTCTACTATAAACGAGGGAGAGGTGTCGCCTGGACGCGACCGGCGGCGGTGACTCTTGCATGAGTTTCGCGGCGAAACACAATAACTTTATCGCTTGTCTGATTAAATCCAACACTCGCGCATTCGATTTCATGACGCACGATTCGGACAAACGTCGTGATGACTTAACCGCTTCGATTAACGCGATCGAGTAACAACTATAAATCAAATCAGTATGATGTCACTATCCTTAACTGGTAAATTGGACAGCTTGCAAAAGACCTTAACCGTTCGCGAAATGATAAAAAATTATTTTTGCCGCCGCTCAACTCGCCGGACTAAATCCGATGGCGCGACACCAAGGCTTTGAGCGAGATCAAAGACCGTGCTGAGAGTTGGTGTTTTTCGACCATTTTCTAAACGCGAGATTGTCTCGCGAGAATACCCGGCTTTCTCAGCAAGATCATCTTGAGTCATACCGACGTCAGTTCGAATCGCGCTCAACACTGCGCCGAACGCTCTAGCTACATTCATGCTCAGAGCGTATAGCCATGTGACCTAAAGGCCCATGACCCAAAGGTCACATCATTATGAGGCAGTTTGCAGTAAATCGTCTTAATTTTTCTTTACCGACCTATTGCCTATGCGGCGCGATCCGATAGTGATGATGTTGGAGGCGGCGTGCGACCTATCTCACTTTCGCTAGCAATTTTTCTTTCGATCGGCTGCGCGCAGGGGCCGAAAGAAAAATCGTTCTATTCTTTTTGGAAATCAAAGTTGGGCGCGGAGCTAGACCTCCGCTACGCGGAATTTGATATCAACAAATCGATAAACGTCATCATGAATGAGTCCGCAGTCTGCAAATGTGACGCGGCATTTTCCGGCGATGGGCATTTCGGCGGCTTCCATTTCGGCCCGTGCGGATACGACTCCGGCGGAAATGGCGACCCTGGATGCGACTCGCTCGCCGCGATCGGCTCGTATGAACGACACTGGAACGAGCTCACTATGTGCAGCGAGAGCGCCTGCGTGACGTATTACTGAGAGAGTTTCTAATCAATAATTATTTATTCGCATTGACTCATATCCCTCGCGGAACGATGCAACGAGCACTACTGAGTGACTCAATCGTGCAGCTCAAAAATCTCGCGCACAAAATTGCGGCGAGCGAAGCGTGATCACGCAACCACGTTCGCAACCGTCGTCATGAGCCCCAACTCTTGCAGCTTCAAAAGCACGGCAGCGACTCCGACTTGATCGTCTTTCGCGTCCGGGTCGAATACGTGATCGCGCACGTACTTGCCGCGTCCGGGATAAACATTCGTGCAGCTCCAAATGTACGGGCTAAAAAAGAGCCTGCCTTTTTTGTACATGCTCAAGTACCCGGTGCCGTTGTAGCGTTCAGCCATCTGCAGCATTTTCTCGAGCGTCCAATCTCGCACGTCAGTGAGGCCGTCGTATTTAAGCGCATCGATCGCGCCGTCCTCGAACGACGCAAACGGACCTCGGCCCGACGGTACGTTAACAGTTTTGCGATCAAGCCTGTCACCGTTTCCAAGGTACCGATCAAATTTAAACGACGCTTCGAGACCATGGATTGCTGCGATGAGCGGCCACGGCACACCTGTCATGCTTTCGATTTTCTTATAGCGCGAGATGTTCGGCGTGATGCATCTCAACGCCCAAGCGACACGAGCGCGCTCATCTTCGTTGTCGGAAAGTTTCGCGGTCTTCAAGAGATTTTCGTACCACGCGAGTGAGCCGATATCGATCGGCTTTGCGGGAATTGCAACCGGAGCCGGAGGCAAATCAACCGGCGACACATTCTCGATTTTCGTTTCTGCAATTTTCGTCTCTTTTTTTGCAGCAAATCCGCGCTTGAGCCAGTCAATGAATCCCATCACTTCACTCCTTTAAGAATTTTGTCGAGCGCTTGAATGACCGAATCGACGCTTTCGACTTGAACGTTACAGTCGGGGCCAGCCAAACGGCACCCTCTGAGCCAGTCCTTTTTTATTTCTGTCCAGTACTTCGCATGAATCATGAGCATGTACGGACGCTCTTTTGCCCACTCGTCTTTTGAAACCAATCTATTCGTGTTTACGACGGTCGTATGACAAGCGCCCTCGGCTCCGTCGAGAAACGGAATCTCTGCACAAACCTCGACCTTCGTGATTTTCCCGCTCGACGCGCAGCCGCTAAGAAGCTGAGCTGCCGCCAACGCTGCCGATGCGAGAAATAATCTCAAGATACTGCTCCCGGATCTCCTGCTTTTTGGCTTCGTCATAGATCTTCGCTGTCGCTTTCTCGTATGCTTCTTTCGCATGAATCTTGAATTCATCGAGCTTTTGCCCTTCTCGATACGCATCGATCGAGATGTCGATTAAGAATGTGCCGTCTTCGATCAAAACACCGAGCACGCCACGGAGAAAGAATCCGGCAAAGCTCCCCGCGACTCCGACGATACCGAACTTTGCCAGAAGCAGAGTCGTACCGAGTCGCACAATGAACAGGTCCCGGTTCTTTGAGCTCAGGACCCGAGCAATGAAAAACGCGAGGCCGCGGTTCATGCCTTGTTCGCTTCAGCCAGCTTCTTGCCGAGTACACTCATCAGAAGCTCGGTGAGCTGATTGCCGCCGAGGCTCCACATCTGCGAGGCCAGACCGCCCGAGAAGAGAATCATGTAAGCGGCTTCTTTTACGTCTACTCCGCCCACAACATGAGCCGCACCGCCGCTCAGAAATGCGATGACGATCGAGACCCACGGCAAAACTTTTGTCGACAAGTTCAATTTAGGAATTGCGAATTGCCTGAATACAACAGTCAGAACCATGACGACGATCGCGCCAACAACAAACCATTTTCCGTTGATGAGCGCATCGATGAGCGCAGGCAAGAGGCTCGTCGCTTGATCGAGCGTTCCTGGCGCCACAACAACCGCAGCCGCTGCCACGGGCGCTGCAACGACTTCCGGTGCCGGCGACGCAACAACTTCTTGCGCGAGCGCGACAGCTGGAAACTGAAACGCGATCGGTGTAGCAAGCGGTGTCAGTGCTAGAGCTAGTGCGAATGCTGCGAAATACGTTTTCATTTACTTACCTTTCGTCTCGAGCGCGTGAATTCGCGACTCGTGTTTATCTAAATCTCGTTCGTTCCTTGTTGTTTTCTCGATGATCACAAGCAGCTTTGCATTCAGCTCATCGAGCGATGTCCGCATGCCGGTCGCGGTTGAGACTCCAAATCCGATCCCGGCTGCAATCGCTGATTTGAATGCCCAGTCAACGAATTTTGAGAAGTCCACTTGTCACCCGCCTCATCTCGCAATCGCTTGATATACGCTCACGGGCCACATCGCGCCGGTCACTGAATTCATCACCACGCACTCGCCCTTGGACATAACTCGCGATGGAGGATGGCAGTCTTGGTTTATCATCGTCGACGAAGTGCCGACCCAGCCGCCGATGTACACGAAAAGTAAAATCTCAAGCCCTGTCATACCTCACCCCCGCCCTACAAGCGCACACACCGCGAGCGTGCCAACGACCAAAATCAGAATCCAAAGATTTTCGATCATGCGAGATTTCATGTGTGCCTTTCTTAGCGTGGACTCATGCAAACAATGTTTGCGTTTAAGTTCGTCAGCGTTGTTGGACTATTGGCACATGCAACGCGTATTGATGTTGTTGACGAACTAACAATCATGCAAAACGACATGCTGCCCGTCCCGTAAACGGTCGCTGTACAAGTCGGATCGACAGGGAAAGTTCCGGCCGCAATAGCGAGCGTTGCATCGCCGGTCGTGCACGAGCCGACAGACGAAATCCACGTGCCAGACTGACTTGTAATTGCGCACGATGAACCGACCAGCACTTTCGCGCGCATCACTCTCTCGAAACCATCCGAGTTACTCGTCACTCCATTTGTGAGCAAGGGCGCTTGAGCTGATTCTGTCGCGATGCAAGGGGTGAGTGCGATGTTAGCCGGGTACGTCTCTGTACCAGAGCCAGCGGCATTTGAGGTTACTGTTGAGGTGTTATATCCAGCGCCGCCTCCGCCATCAACTGCTCGACCTCCTGTTCCACTCCATGCCCCAAATGCTCCGCGATCAGACGTATTCGATAGCGTGTGCGTATGACTTTGCAGGTTGTCGTTCTGTTTCGTTCCGAGCGTGCCGCTGTACGTTTCACCACCGAATGTTTGCGAGCCAGCGCCACGTGGGAATACACCTTGCGAATTCGGAATATTAACTGTCGTCGAGCCGTCGCCTGTTCCGTATATCAAGCCGCCGCTCACCAACTTCGCGCCGAGCTTTGTCGTGCGCAAAATCGCCGCGCCGTCGGCTTTCATCGAGCCTGTCGGGCAAGATGCGTCAAGCGAGTAAAAAATCATGCCGAGTGTGTCGAGGGTTTTGTCCGGCCGGAATGCAGTCTCAGCGGTCCAGCCCTGAATCGGCACGCGGGCGGTGAAAAATAACGCGTATGTATTTGCGAAGTCAGAGCCTTGGATGAACGACGATAGCGCATGGCGCGTGAAGTACAGCGTGCTTCCGCTCGTGATGCGCACAGAAGTTGGCTCAAAACCGCCTGCGCCTGAGCGATAGAAAAAGCCAGAGCCAACCACCGCCGTATTTGTGGCTTTCGTAAGAAGGCCGTTCGGAAGCGATACTTCGAATTGCCCGCCAGAACCTGCGCCGTTCCAGTTAATACCGACCATGATTATAATGGCATCTTTGTCGCGCGACCATTGCGCATATGTGATCGATGAATTCGTGCCGTTCGTAAGAGTCGGCGTGTAGCTCTGCAAAGACGATTCGGGCCACACGCTCGTAAGATTCCGCGCCAAGCCCGTATACCCACCATCGACTTTCACAGTACCAGTTGCCGACGAGGTTGATTTAAGACGAACACCGATTGCTCCGGACGCAGGTGCCGCGATAGTGAGCGACACTCGACCCCATTGGTTCGCACTAGGCACTGCATCGCACTGAATCTCAATCGTGCCGTTGACTGCGCAGACTTGCAGATTCTGAAGCGATGTCTTCACGAAAAGCGAATACTCGAGATTGTTTCCAACGAGCGACGGAGTGGGCGTCACAGTTTGCGTGAGGATGGTGCCGGTCACTGACGAGAGAGAAAGCGACAGAGCTTGAACGCCTTCGCCCGCGACGTAGTCGGAGGTGTCGACGGAGGGTGTGCCGGCGGTGACTGTCCAGCTTCCGGCGTATGCTGCATCTTCAAAGCTCGGATTCGCGAGCAAATTACTCGATGTACCTGCCCCCGAGCCGACTTCTTTTTCAGCGCCAGCGGAGTCTTTGGTGTAGAGCTTCCCGTCGGTTTTTGCGTAAATCTTTTTGTAGCCGGCGCCAGGCGTTGACGGAGCTGAGCTTTGCTCGCTTAAGCGAATCGCATCGCTGACCGCTGGATCAGTGAGAGTTTTATTTGTGAGAGTTGCAGATGCGGAATTCTTCGTGCCATCTGAGGTATTGTCCACGTTTCCAAGGCCAACATCACCTTTGACGATGCCGGTCGGAGAATTTATTGCCGGGGCCGTGAGCGTTTTATTTGTGAGCGTGGCCGTCCCTGTTTCAGTGACGACCGTTCCGCTTGCTGCCGGCATGGTCCAAGTCTTCGCGCGATCCGGAGAGCGGACAGCGTCGCCCGTGATGTAATTCGCGGCCAACGCAAACTGAGTCGCAAAAATAAAAGTCAAGGAATACAGAGCAAGATATTTCTTCATCTTCGAAAACCTCTTTAGATTTGGCCCCAGTTGGCGCCATCCCAAATCCATTCAACTTTTGAATCAGCAAAGAGATACAGCTCGGCGCTGCCGTCCCTAAGTTTAATGCCGCTCCCATTTACCAATTTTACGGTCTTAGTATCGTCGCAACCGATCGTCATGAGTCGCTGACCGACCGCCGATCCCGGCGCGATTTGAGGATTGGCCGAAATCACAACGGCGACGCCGTTGCCCTGGACAAATGCAATATTGCTGTAGTGAGACGAACTAAACGGAATACCGGTGCCAGCAACGATGTTAAGTGGCGCGACGCGAGTGCCAGATATTGCTGGCGCCATCGGCGCGTAGTGAGAATCCGCATAGCCCTTCGTCATAAGATCCGACGCGGCGGTCGGCGTTCCGGCTGACGGGAGCTCGTCGGTCTCGACCAAGTTGTCGACGTTGTATTCGCGCGTGATTCCCATCACCAGCTCCCGCTGTTCGCCTGAATCCCGACTTGCTCATCCGCACTGATCTTCAAAGACGAACCTCGGTTCTCGATCCCAACGATGCTCGCCATCATGGATCGCTCAGTCACTTCATCGCTCGTGAACCCAGGCAAGCGAAGTCGCTTGACTTCGATCGTGTCGCCAATTGATCGCGCGCCGATTGGGAGCGTGGCCGTAAATGTGATTCGCGCTTGCTGATCACCGAAAATAAGAGCGAGTCGATTGGCGAGAATCTGAGCGTCCGACTCCTCAAATAGAAGACTCTTGAAAATCTGTTGCTTAGATATGTTGTGGAGGTATTTAGCCGATTCGCTCGTGGCGAAAACACGAAGTGCCTTTGCATCCTGGTCGGTCGGATTGTTGCTAACCTCAGGCTTTCGGAATTCAACGATTACGTCAGATACTACGTCAGCATATGAGATCTCAAATGAGACCGACTGCTCAATAATCACTGACGAGTCCGCGGTAGCGACAGATGATGTCATTGGTGCGAGGCGCATTAACGCCCAGCGCCCATCTCCATTTACGTACAGGCGCAAAAGACTTGTTGAGACAATGGCTCTGAGAATATCCATGAATGAAGGAAATTGATCTCCGGACTCAAGGGTAGCGGAGAATCCAAGGCGTTCAGTGCAAATTGATTTAACCGAGCTAAATGATGCACTGTCGATATCAACCGATTCAACGCCAGCGCGAGACAATAAATCAGAAATAATGTCGACTGGATTCGATGACGTCAGGCCGCGAACCCTTGCGACGATCACATCACTTGGCCCTATAAATCGCGGCAGACCAAGATTCGTGGCATAGCTTGAATTAAACTCAATTCCAAGCGTATCGCCATAAACGTATGGAGCATAGAATATATAATCACGATCAGGAATAGCCTCGTACTTCTTTCCGTCCATCAGAATGTCGACGCACGTCACGGTGGGGAGAAGAATGTTCGTTGTTTCCCCTCCGCTAGGTGCGTTCGGCAGTGCGCTAGATATCGCTGTGTGATTAATATATCCAGACCCAATACTGGTTACCGTCACATACTCCCATCGTGACGTCGACGTAAACCATCCTAGCCCCGTGTTCCATACGCCACGCGCAAGAATCACGCGATCACCAACGACGACCTTTTCAGTTCGAGCGGGGACCGATATTAAATTCGGAACATATGTTCTCGTTGTTGTATTTCCGCTCGAGGCGGATTGAACTCCGCGCGTGTATGCCGCGGTGTTGGTGCCTTTAGAGAAAGGAAGCAGCGGCGAAAGAAACGCGAACCTATTGTTATTCGCTACATTTACGGTCTCATTGAAATTGATATTGGTGCCGCGAATTCCCTCGGCCGTTCCGTATATAAATGGAATCGGGCGGCCGGCGGCGGACCGATCGATGTTTGCGCTATTGCCAAAATAGTTTCCTGGAAAATTCTGATTCAATCTTTCAAATGGATTAACGAGCGTGATACTGATCGAGCCATCATCCACTGTGACGGAATCAGTGAGGCCGGATGCAATCTCTTTCCAGTTCGTCGGTTCAAAATCACCAAGGCACTGATATATGACGACGTCACACCTGGACCAACTCACCTTATGAGCCAACTCGTCAAGGAATCCGTCGGCATTGGCGATCTCAATTGACGAGGTCGTAACTGGCACGACGCCGAAGGCCAAATCACTCATCTCACTTTTTGGAGTCGGAATCGTACTGAGTCGCCCCTCAACAAAGACCTCGTCCGAACTATCGTCGGTCGGCACACGATTCACATAATCTGAAAACGTGCCGATATAGATTTCGATCGTCACGACGACAAATTTTGACGTTGGATTGGAGTCGTCGGATAGGCGGACAAGAAGATTGCCGGAGACGCTATCAAATGAGAATTCACCGGCAGCCGGCGTTCCGGTTACCGGAACAAGCCATTCTCCGTTGACCGCTACTGATTCAATCCATCTCGTTCCCAAAACCATCGCTTGATATACTGCGCCGGATACAAGAGACCATGAGGTAACCTTCATGCGTGGATAGAGTACCGCCATTTGATTAACGGACACATCGCTTCGCTGAGAGTTTTCCGCATATGTCATTTATTGGCCCCAATGAAAATCACCGCATATGGCGCGCGAGCCAATCCCTCAAGCGTCGGTGCGGAGGTAATGTTCGCGGGGATCGGCCACGCCTTCACCGCCGCAATGTGAGATTCGGATGTGCCATCGTAGTCATCTGCCGACAGAACAAGATGATAATAGAACCCTGTATCAAGCCGAACTCCCCACGGTGGATTGAACTCAAATGAAATCTCCTTCATTGCGAACACCAGAGAGGTCACGTCCGAAAGCGATATCGATGTGTGAGATGAAAAAAGGAGATCTCCAGTGTCGCCATCCACGTCTTCGTGAATATTCATTCGAAGATTTGTGAAGCTCGGCAAATTGAAGAATATAAGCCACGCGCGCACCGCCAGAATCAACCCGCGCGCACCGGGGCGAAATCGCAACGTAGCTTCCGATGATTCACTGCTCAGATCATCGAAGCGATCCCCCCATACGCGCATTTTTAGACCCCTTCTCGAAACACAGTGCGATAGGAGGAATATGCCGGCCTATTCAGGGACCAGCCCGGAGCCTCGTCAAACCTGCACCATCTTGTCATCGCGGCAGCCGATGTGGAAAACACGCTGTCCGGATCAAGTACGACAAAGAATGACTTAGAGATTCCGACAAGCGAAAAAATCTCATCGAACTTCTCGACGTCAGTCGGATTTAGTGCCCCCCAGTTAACCGTAAAACGCTGTGACTTTGCTCGTGACGTAACGAACGCCGCGCCGCTCTCAGTGAACACCACAGACGATGGATCGATATGATTGGATTCAAGAGGGAATTGAGCGGCACCGCGATCAGGCGAGAATGCGTCGCCAAGGTAAACAAGGCCGGCCTCAACATATCCGTAGATGCTATCTGGATCATCAATCTTCAAGCGCCAATATCGATATCCTTGTGGAGCAAGTCCAGTCCAAGAAAATGACAATAGATTCTTATAATGGTACGGGACATCTATTTCAAAGCTTGGACTGGTCCAGGCGTCCGTTTCATTCGCCTGAAGTTTAATCTCCGCCGTCGGTGAAATCTTCAAAGGAAAATTGCGGCTCGCTGTAAGAACAAATGCCCTCGGATTTGACGACGTTCCAAAGTCCCATCTCAACCACTCACTCGTTCCAGTTGACCTCCACACGAGCGCACGACGGCTCTCATCGTATAAATTGGATACCGGGAACGCCGGGTCCTCGCTCGACACAGTGGCGGATATCACAAGATCAGCGGAGGTATAGTTTTGAAAAAGAATCGCAACTGACTTACTCATGCGAGTCTGTACCCCCGGCGATTGAGATTGTAGATCTGGCTCGCGAGCTCACGCTCTCCAATCATGAGCTTCAGAACGACAGGCTCCTCGCTCTGCGCTCCAAGCAACGAGATCAGCTGATCAAGCCTTGCCAATAGCTCACCGCCTCCGTCTCCGTCTCCGGATAATGCTTTAGCTTGCGCCACAGAGCCGCTCTTAAACGCAACGCCAGGTATATCTACTCCGATGGCGTTCTCGACAGAACCCTTTCCGCCGCCGCCCGTAGCTCCAGACACGGCCCCCAAGAAGCTACCGGCCGATCCGCCGATCGGGCTAATTAATCCGCCGATTGCGCCGGTTACGGTACTGCCGACGCTCCCGAGTCCGCCACCGATTCGATTAATCGCGCCGCCAATGCCGTCGATCAATTTTTGAATAAACTGACCGGCGCCATCGAGAATCTTCTCTGTGAACGACAGCGCTGCCTTACCCAATGCTGCCGGAACGCTCACATATATGGATCGAGCGATGGCAATGGCGATATCGGGAGCGCGCTGCACGAGCTTATCAATAATCGCCGGCATCTTGTCCGCGAGGCGGTCAATGATCTCAGGCATGCCATCGGCGAGAGATTGAATGACCTCAGGAATCGCGAGGATCACATTCTCAACCACATCCGGAATGCCACGAATGATTGACTGGATCATCTCACGCACTTCGTCGGGCCCCTTGGCCAACTGCTCAAATATTGGTCCTACGATTTGACCAAATCCCGGCGCGAAATACTCAGCAACTGATGAGAGAGCATTGCCCATCACCTTGGCTGCCCCGGCGATCTCTGATTTTCTGGCCTCCTTAAGTGCCTTTTGATAGTCCTTTTCAGCCTTGATCGAATCCTCTTGGAATTTAATCTGCGCATCGGAGCGACGCTTGTTATAATCGGTCTGAAGCTTCGCAAGCTGTTCATTCGCTGCGACCTGAGTCAGCGTGCCGGCTTGAACTTGTGCTTCGATATCGGCTCGCGACTTGGCGTATTCGGATTCAATCTCACTATTGCTCTTGGCCAGTTCTTCTTTGATCGAATCCATGCTCTCAGCATGGCTATTCTTCGCGTCGCGAGTAGCGGTCGAGCCGCTTGAGAGAATGAGATTGACGGCGCCCATGGACGAGGCGATGACATCCCCGATACTCGCAACTTTTTCAAAGAAAATTTTAAATGGTGAGTCGAATAAATCTTTGATTCGTTGCTTTTGATCAGCAAGCGCCTTTTCCGTTTTTCGTTTTTCCTCTTCGAGCTTCTTCGCCTTAAGCTCGCCGAGATCATGCTCGTATTTTACCTTGAGCTTATATGTGTCATTCGCGTACTGCGTATCGGTTACTTGGCCGCGCTTAAGGCCATCGCGAAGTTTCGCAAGCGCTTCAGTGTACTCCTTGGTGAGAACCTGACCCGCATCCATGCCGGCATTTTTTATCTTCTCTTCGATGGCCTTAATCTGGGACTCAAGCTCTGGGCTAAATCGAGGATTCTTTTTTTCCTTCGTGGTCAGCTCTTTAATTCGATTCCTGACCTCTTCAAGTCTCTCGTTGGTCTTCTCAAGCTCGGCGTTTTGATTCTTGGCAAAGTCAGACTTAATTCCCTGACGATTTGCGGCGGCTACCATCTCCTCATATTGACGGGCTCTCGCTGCAAGCTTCGTATACTCACCCGAGAGCTCAGCGAGTTCATTTTTCTTCGTGGTGGCCGACGCTGAAAGCAGCGGGAGAAGATATCCAAGCGCACCGCCAAGCGCCGTGAGTGCCGCTGTCGCCACTCCGATCGGCCCAAATGCTGCGGAGATAGTTGTCTTAAACACGGCAGCGGCAGCGGATGCCGCTGTAAATACGACTGTTAAAGATCCCAATCCAGCGATCACGGCACTGAGCCCGGCCGCCGCTCCCGCTAATCCCGTTACAAGAGAGCGCATCCCCCCGTCATTGACCGCGGATGTAATTGAATGAAGTAGGCCGATCACAAGACCGTTCTTCGTGATGAGATCACCGTAACTCTCAAGCATGTTGTCGATTGCATTAGTGGCCTGCGCGACAGCGCCGGAGTAAGTCTCCGTCATTGCATGGGCAGAGCCCCTGAATCTATTTTCAACAAAGTCAATCGCCGCGCCGGCCTGAAGTTGAGCCGCCGAGAATTTACGAAGCGCAGGAAGCGATTCGGCAAGTTTTCCAGACGTGCCATCGAGCGTCTTGCCAAGTTGCTCGACGGCACCCGAGAGACTTCCACCCGTTGCGGCGCTCAATTCAACCGCTGCTCGGATTAGCTTCATGGCTTCATCGTTCGTCGCGCCGAAGCTCTTCGCAAGAGCGACCTGCTGAAGAACCGCGTCGTCGTCTAGTGTCGATATTTCCTGAATACCTTCAGCAAATGAAGCAAACGACCGAGCCGCATCATCCGAATAGTCGCCGGCCGAACGTAAAGCCTGGCGCATTGATTCAAAGCTCTTTTCAGCCTCGGCCGACTTATCGATTACCGAGGTGAAAGCTTCTTTAATTTTTAAAACTGCGCCAGCAATTGGAACCGACGCAGCTACATCATGAACCCGCTTAAATGATTCTTCTACCGACTGAAGTCGTCTCGATGATTCGTCGGCGAAAAACGCGATTCGTTTGATCGCATCATTGATATCGGCTGAAATCTTAAAATATACATCAGCCATTCACCCGCTCCGAGTTAAACCCTCGTCTTTTTATCGACCGCCCTTTCTGGGCCGGAAGCGAGACGATCGTACTCGGATGAGATGCGATTGAAGATGTATGCCTTCCTCGAAGACAGCCCTCTTGCGTCGAAGCGGTATCCGAGGCGAGCCAGGCGACTCCTGGCATTGAATTCCGCCACGTATTGCAGCATAGGATTTTCGACCTGATCGGCAACCCCATGAAACGCGGCGAACACCGCTTCACCCAAGAGGGCTTCTAGTTTGGGTCGATCTCCGGCTGCATAAGACGCTCACCAGCGGCGATCAAAGCCTTATCGAACGACTGGCAATAGCTGAGATCATCGAACGACTCAAACCTCTTGCCATCAGAGACGCGAGTGATGTCGACGCTTTTAAAGAAGGGCTTCGCGGCACGAACGAGACGGCGAGCGAATGCGATCTTATTATGCTTGCGCTCTGTCTCGCCCGGCTCGCCATCCAGGAGCCCAGACTCAACCTGCTCGATCAATTCAAATCGCTCATCAAAGTTCGGAAGGAAAAGAACGATCTTTCCCGTGAACGCCGGAGGAGTCTTCTCCCCTGATTCGGAGATCGCTTCCTTACAAATATCTGGGACAAAATCAAACGTAGGACGTTCTTGCACCGCTCACCTCACAAGAAGTTCATGTAGAATTCGCCATTGCCGTCGTTATCGGCAAAGGCGGTAAATGTGGCACTGATCACGGCAATGCTATTGCTGTCATCGATCTTGAATTTTGAGATCGTGGCGTCAGGCACGTAGATGTTGCCGCATTTTCCTGGCATCCAGTTGTCGCCAGACTTCACACCGAAGTTAAAGCAGAAGCTTGTCTTATCGCCCTTCCGATAGCGGCGATACTTATCGACGTCGTGCTTCTTGATGGCGGCGCTGATGTCGATCGAGATCTCGCGAGCGGTCGCCACTTTCCCGTCGTTACCGCTCTTCTTTGTGATATCGGGCTTAGACTCTTGAGTTGTATTCGCATTCACACGAATCGACTGAACAGAGAAGTTATCGGTGTCCGTGGCATCACCGATCAAGACCTCGTTATCCTTGGCGACCAGAGGATCATTGGAGTCAAAGGACGGATTGACCGGCGGGGCCCAAGAAAGCTCCGAATCAGAGTCATAGGTCAGAGCACCGGTCTTATCTGCCGCAGCGCTAAGACCGATCTTATCGCCAATCGAATTTGCGGCGTTCGCTCCCGTGTTGAGAAGAAGCGAGAACGTGGTGCCATCTGAAGTAAACGTGAATTTTCCGGCTTTCGCTCCGGTGTCATTGTACTTCACGGTGAAGACATTGGCAGAGCCAAGCGCATTCATCGCTGTCTCGATCGCAGATGCCATATCGTGCGGATCTTTGTAGAAGCCAGCTTTGACGGTCGCGACGAGAGTGTCCTCGTCATCAATGAAATCAAGCTTGGTGTCGGCGGCCTTGATCTCGATCGGATTGAAGAAATATTCAGATCCAGCCATACCGAACTGCATGTTGATTGTCTTACGGGCCTGCGCGTCGATCGACATCGAATTCACGCGAAGGCCAGACACCATCTCGATAATCTGATCACGGCCGCGGTAGAGCCATGCCGAAAGCGACGGCGTGCCTTCGTCAAGAGGAGAGAAGTTAACACACTTGCCAAGCTTCACGCCGGATCCGGGAGCCGCGCCCGTGGGCAAATTGAAGCCAAGATTCAGGTCGCCAGCTGCGACACTCAAGACAGGTCTGATATTGAACCCGTTGACCGGATCTTTGATCAAGACCGCAAAGCCACGCTTAAAGTCTGTGGCGCCCGCCGACGGCTTAATTGCCGAAACGGTCGATCCGGCCGACGTCTGGCGCTCGGTGCCGTTCGTCGTCATGGATCCGATCGCAGACTTCAACAGTCGATAGAAGTTCGGGGCCTGGCCCTCAACCCCAGAATGTCGCAGGTAATGGGAGAATGATGCATTCGGAGACTCTTGACCGAGCATCGGCTTTGTCTGAGCGATACTGCCGCGAATCTCATCGCTTTGAATGGTCTCGATATTGGGATCGATCGAGAATCCAGTTTGAAGTGCAACGAAGTCAGATGCCAAAGTCGGCGCGACCGGAGCTCCTTCAGTAACTTCCTCAACTAGAGCCAATACCGACTTTCTATTTTTAACCGACATTCTCTCCCCCTCTTATGCGAGATACGTCACTTGATAAGTAAGGCGCGCGAGCCCGAACGGCTGATCTCCAGCCATCGATAAATCGGTCTCAGTACCTTTGAGTTCACAATTGATTGCATGCCCGCCGAGCGCATCGTCAGCATCCATGAGATCCTCGACCGCCTTGGCTAGATCATCGATTTCATCTTCGATACCTTCGGTAACGGATACGTAGAGATCGATCGCAAGATTCAGCGTGCGAAGCTCGTCGGTCCCGGTCATGTCGTTCTGCCCGCTCTCTTCATTGAGCGCGAAGATCGAGATATACGGGAACGCCATTCCAAAGAAACGAGCGGCGCGGTTCGAGACCACGCGATCACCGGCTGCCGTAGCACCGGTCAGTTTCGCAACGCATGCATTTCTGATATCTGCTCTTTTGTGGCCCACTATTTCTGCAGAACGAGTCTCGCTCCGCCTCCGCCATCAGGCTGACAATCCATGATTTTGTATTCGACTTCACTCACGACAACTTTATCGCCCGCCACGGGCATTGCCGGAAGCTGAGCAAGATTGATATCCATGACGGTCTGCATACCGGAAACAGGAAGGCCCGCTCCCATCTGCACCTCAACCCAGTCCCTCGTCACAATCCCATCAATCGGAATTGATCCGCCGGCTTTCGGGATAAAAAACTTCGACGTGGCCGACTTGCCAAATGTCTCGATTCCGATATCTGTGATGTCTTGCCTGATCTCATCCCAATCCATGAAAGGCTCCCCGGGGGATCGCTCCCCCGGCTCTAATTGATGATTACGCAGTTGCCATCAGCCCTGGCGCCTTTAGGGCCGCAATGACTGCGTCGACTTTCGCCTCGATAGCATCGAGACGGGCCTCCGTTCCGGCTAGCGGAGCTGCGTTTGCGCCGACGCCATCAACGCCGACGAGAGCCGCGGTCGCGCCAAGCGCCGGGATCGCGGCGGCTTGTGGAGTGCCGATGCCGATCTTCACATACGCCTGCGTTGCGGCAGATGCCGCATCGTATGCGGCAATGCCGGCGAATACCGATTTCTGAGTCTTCGTGAGTTCATTTTCGACCGTGTCAAAATACAGTCGATCGCCTTGAGAGAATTCAGTGTCGGCGACTTTGTCGAGCAGCACGACTTCTTCAGAGAGAAGCGTGCCTTTGCCTCCGGCCACGATCTTGCCAGTAGCAATATAGATTCGGCCGCCGAGCGGCACCACTGCTCCGGACTCGATGTCAGTTCCGGATGTATTTTTAAAGTCCAGGGTTTTTCCTTCTTGATAACCGTTGCGCATTCTTTGCCCCTTGAAAAAGGATTGAAAAATTTAAAAGAAAACAGAGGACCGTGCGGCGCCCGAAGACACCGCGCGATTTCACTGAAGAGGATTACTGACCGGCGTTGCGAGCAGCGCCGCGGAAGTCGACAACATCGATACCGTAATCGTGGCGAACCTTCCAGGAGATACCGTCGACATCCCATCCGTCTTTCGATTCGAGAACAGGGTTTTCCTGACCATCGAGGAACGAAACGACGATGACGGGCACGACTGACGGATCGGCGAATCCGTACCACGCTTTGCCCGTCAGGCGAGCCGTGCCAACGATATCGCTGAACATGTTCTGAACCTGGTTCGGCTTCTGAAGCTTGTTAGCGGTATCTGGATCGTACTGAGCACCGTTGACGACTTTCGCCGTAGCGGCAGCCGCTTTCGGGCCAAGGAAGATGCTCGGGCTGATATCAAGAACCTCCTTATTGGTATCAAGCTGGCTGCTCATCGCAGCATCGAGAGCGCCGAAGGTCTCAACAGACGGAGCGCCGGCCGGCGTAATGATGTTTTTGTGGTCAGCATGGAAGAGCGTCTTACCGTCTGCCAGAGCAGGTCCAAGACCAGCATTCTCACCGAGAAGATCGTAGACATCGAGTTCGATCGAAAGGCCTGATGCACGGCCAAGCATCGGACCGAGCTGGCTAAATACGCCCATATCATCGTTAACGACCATCTTACGAGAGATGTTGACGAGGTTACCGACCGTATCGGCTTCGATAGATGCCTTGGTCGCATCGCTAAGAGTTTTCTTTTTAAACTCTCCAAGTTCGCTTAGTCGGTCGAGACGCCCCAGCGATCCAATCCGATAAAAGTTATGAGGCCTGAAATCAGAGACCGTAGTCTTCCAAGAGAAACGGCGCCATGTATCGGCCTGAGTTGCGTACGATGCCAACATGACCTTATGCATCGCCTCCTCGAGAAGGACCGGGAAATCCGATGCGACCATGCCAGCTGCCGAACGGCCAGTGAATGCCATGCCGACAACGGTCATCTTATCGGTACCACGCACGCGAACTCCGGCACGCTCAAGGGACTCACGAGCCATGTCGTATAGAGACATGCCGCGCATGTCAGCCGGATCGAGTTTGCGCCCGAGATGCTTCTCGACCTGCGCCGAAATACCCGCGCGAACCATGAGCCAATCGCCAGCGGCGCGAAGCCACCGCTCGCGACCATCGGTTCCAACCGTGACGCTCGGGTTATGAGCGCGAATTTCGGTTGCATTGCTGGGATTCTCAGCCATCTTTGCAAAGATATCGGCGCGAGCCTGGTTGATATCAACGCCCTTCTCGATCAGCTCTTCGGCGAAAGCATCGCCAAGGCGCGCGGCGCGAACCGCATCTCGAATCGCTTTAGCGCGGGCACGCTCAGCTTGTGCGCCAGCCTTCTCGCCCTCAGCGCGCACGGCGCCATTATCGGGCGCGAGCAGCGCAGGTGTCGGCGGCGCGGCGGCCGCGGCCGGAGTCGGCACAGCTCCGCCACCACCAGTATTGTCGCCAGCCTTATCCATCAGCATTTTTCTAAAAAGTCTCGGATTCATTTCATTTTCCCCTTCATCGGATAGGTTTCTAAATAGAACTTCACATTCGTTCATCAAGTCAGACCGATCAGATTCGGTCTCGCCATCGACAGATCTGACCCCGGCATCTGGATCGGCGCCCACCGGGACAAGGCTGAATTCAATCGGCTCCCAGTCGATCGCCAAGAGAGTCGGCAGCCGAGCATCATCTCCTTGAGTGATGTCTTGGTATTTGTAGACGCGGTACCCGATCGAGCCGTTTCGATAGATCCGATCAACGATGTCCTGGAAGATATCCTCGACCGATTCGCGCTTACTGAACCGGACAAGTCCCTTCATCTTTTCGCCATCGAGCCATGTCTTCTCGACGATGCCGATCTGATCGCGAATTCGAATTCGCCAATGGCAATCGAGCGTCGGAAGCCCGTTTTCAGCACGGCCCCACCGGATATGCTCGCTCTTCATCGAAAGAACTTCGACGAACTCACCGACATCCCAACCGAACATCCGCACGGGATTCGAAGTCGTCAGGACCATCTCGACGGTACGCTGCTCGACGTTGATCGTTTCAGGCAAAAACCTGAACTCGACATCGAGCTTCGGAATCAGATAGGTCCTGATATTCTTCTTAGCCTTCGGCATTGCCGTCTCCCTGCTGCCCGTATTGGGGCTGGTTCATACCGAACTGAGTTACGTGGCGCGGGTCCGAATCGAGCACGAGACCAAGCTTGTCGATCATCTCTTGCGATTTCTTCGCCTCAGCGAGAACCTCTTCTGGCTCATAGCCAAGTTGCCGAATCGCCTCGAACAAACTCATGAAACCCATTCGAACTGCATACCCGAGCGCCTTATATTCTTTGTCCGGGTCAACTATTTCTCGCCGCGGAGGCACCCAACCGGAAGTGACGCCAGCGGTTTTCTCCCCGGCAAGTTCAGCCGCTTGAAGAAACCAGCTGAAAGTCGGACGATTCATGCGAGGGATAATCGTGATCCATTGATAAAGATCGAGATTGCGACCGAACGCGCGCCACACGATCCGCCCGCCTGAATAGCTGAGATCCGAGTAGTCACCGGTCAAAAGAACGACCGGCACTTGATAAGCGCGTGAAATACCCTGCAGCGTGATCTCGGAGAAATCTTTATACCCAGCAACTGACGGCGGCGTGACTACCTTGATATCCTGTCCGTTGCGAAGCTTGTTGACTCCGGCGGGCATGAGATCGGTCGGAATATCTTCGTCATCTTCGCCGCCATCTTCATCATTATCTCCAACGCTGGCGTCGTTCGGGCCCTCGACAATGAAGACACTAAGGCAGGCCGCAATCTTCTGCATATTCATGTAGGCGTCCTGCGCTTCGTCGAAGTCGCGAAGACGAATGATTGCGGAAGCGCCACGCGGGATACCGCGCACCTGGCCCACGCGCTCAACGAAGTAGAGATGAATAATCTCTGACGCCGGAACGAAAACCGACGGCTTGAAAGTTGAGTAGATGCTCAGCGCGCCAGGGTGTTCGGGAAAAATCCAGTAGCCACGCCGACGACCGAGAAGATCGAAAGCCACTCCCTGAACGGTTGGCCCATCCGGAGTGACTTCGTTTTTCGATGTGTCGAGATGATCAGGCTCAAGCACCTGAAGCTGAAGCGGAACGGGCAAGCCGTCCGAAAGCTTGCGCCAACGGCGTCGGATCAACACTTCACCAGATTCGAACATGCAGCGCGCAGCCATGACTTGCAGGCCATAGAAATCATGAAGCCCGTCAGAATCGCACGCCGTTGTCTCAGCCCACTCCATCCAAAGACCGCGAAACTTTTCTTCTCGCTTCTTATCCGGGCCCTTGATCTTCGCAAGAATCCCAGTGCCGATCGTGTTTGTCGTCAGCTCATTGACCGCGTTACCAGCATACGGCTGATTGCGCACGAGATCGCGATGACGAGCGCGAAGAATCGGGAGACCTTGAGCGAGCTCCACATTTGCCGACGCGTTGGAGGTTTTCCAACCCGACGTGCGCGGGCTTTTACTCGCGCCCTCGTAGGCCCGTGCTCTACTGCGGCGAACGCTTCGCACAGCGGGTGTAGCCGCCTGCGCCGCCCGACTTTTTACCGCGAGCGCAGATCGCCCTTCGCTCGCTGACCTTTTCTTCGGAGTCAATGCAGCCGAACGCTTCTTCACTCATAAGCCCTTCGAAAACCGAGGATAGAAGCGATTCTTCTTTTTAGTGCGACCGAGCTCTTTAAGTATCAGTCGGCGCGTCGCCATCATTTCAGCGAGACCGCGAAGCTTGACTGAGTTTTCCTTAAAGCGAATCTCCTCAGCTCCTGATTTGATTGCCTTATCAAGCGAATCGAGGTCAGCTTGAGTCCACGCCATCTATCGTCTCCGCGCCCAGTAATCAGATCGCTCTTTTGGTTTCCTATCCTTTCTTTTATCGCTCTGGGAATTTACGGCGGAAGTAGCGGCGGGAGCGGGCGCTTGAGATGAATTGAAATGCACCTTGTCCCAGTCCTCGTCCTGCATCCGATCGATGCCAACGAGATGCGCTAACGCTCGGTTATAAACCGCAAGGTCAAGGATCTCGTTTCTCTCGTGATGCTTTTTCCAAACCCAGTGGTTATAACCGCGCTTATCGCGATCGAGTTCGATGTGCTCGGAAACGAGCTGCTTGAAATACTCCTCCTCGTATTCCGGAAAGTGGTAATAGCCATGAGGAAACGGCTGGCCATCAAGTGGCTTCTCGATGCGCAGGAATCCCATGATTTCGTCTTTAATCATATTAGTGCCAACGAGCCAAACTCGAAGGCTTCGCTTGAGCTTCTGCCCGCGCACGTTCACGTCAACTTTGTTCCCAGCCACAGCCATCTGCTGAAGGCTATCTCGGCCTTTAAGTGCGAACACACGATGCGGCGGATAGCGCCTCACGAAATTGTAAACTCGCTGAGTCAGTGCGCCGGAGTCGACGCCGAAGACTCGAGTTGCGATCGTTGAACCATCTGGCCGCATCCACTGCCTTGCAATGAGTTCATCAAGGCGATTCCATGGCTCATCAGAAAGAGCGGGATTGCCAGGAATGATCTCCTTGTAAACTGACCACACGCGACGGCCGCGGGTCCAAAACCTAAATTCAACCTCGATGCGATCGCCCTGCACGTCCGCTGCGCCGGTAACGAATCCAACTTCGTTTGGTACCGTTCCGATCGTGTATGTCTCGCGGCGATCGTAAAGGCGCTTCCAGTCAGGAATGTCTCCGTCCTTCCGCTCCCAAACCCATCCGAGAGAAGTGTTGATCCAAACTTTCAATGACTCCGGATAGTCCTTAACCTTCAGGAAATCAGAGACGATCTCTGACCATCGGCGCCACGGCGAGTACGCCTCCCAAATATGATAGCCACGGATATTTCCTGCCGGATTCGTCGGGACCCAAACGCCGATCTCCATCATGGAGAACTTCGACGACTCGTCGATGCGCTCGCCGCATTCAACGCAGATCATGTGAGCCGTTTTCGGATCATCATTGTCCCATCGCATGACCTGAGTACCGTCATCAGTTTTCCACTGAAAGCGGATAAGCTTCGCGCAGTGCGGGCACGGCATCATGTAGTAGCGCTGATCGCTTTGAAGCCAAAGCTTATAGATACGCGATGTCTTCTTCTCAGTGGGAGTCGAGAAGTAAAAGATCTTGCGGCCGCGGAAGTTGTTCGTTCTCTTCTTTGCGAGTTCGCACGGATCGCCTTCGGACGTGGCCTCGATCATTCGATCGATTTCATCCATGAAGAGCTTCTTGATACTATCTGACGCAAGCGATGCCGGTGCGTTAGCTCCGCAAAGCTTCAAAAATCCACCGACGAATTTTTTGAAGAGAATCGAATTGAAACTATCTTTTGATCTGACCGGAGCGAACTTGCTCTTGAGGGATGGCGTATCGCGAATCATCGTCGCAATACGCTTTTTTGAATATCCTTCAGCATCTTCAATCCGAGGCTGAACGATCATGATCGGGCACGGTTCGATGTCTACCGTTTTGCCAACCATGTTATTCATCGACTCTGATTTCGAAACCTGAGCCGACGCCATGAACATGATCTCTTCAAGTAAAGGATCATCATTGCAGTCCATGATTTCGCGCATGTACGGAACACGCGAAGTCTTCCACCTGCCAGGCTCAGGGCTCTCAGCCGGCAACCATCGCCGACGATCAGACCATTCAGATGTCTTCAGCTTCGGAGGCGGACGAAGCTTCTTCATAATCTTCGTCGTCACTTCCTTCAGCGGACTTGTCGTCGTCATCGCCTGCCATTTCGGTGAGAGCTTCGTCGTGTGCTTGACCAAGAAGACGCTCGATCTCGTCTACAGTTTTGCCAACGAGTAGAGGAGATAGAGTCGTGGCGATCGTGCGAAGGCGCGCCTTGAAGCCAAGGATTCTATTCGAGAGCCATGTCTCGACATCGAGCTTCGGAAGATATGCCCCCTTCTTCACCTCGAGATCGAATGCAAGGTGATCGGCCTTGTATTTCGTCAGCCGCGCTTGCTGATATCGACCGTCGATCTTACCGGAAGATTCGCCTTCACCTTCCTCGCCCTCATCTTCATCTCCCCCGTAAATCAATCCGAGCGCATCGATCGAGTTGTAAAGAAGCGTGCGCCCGTCTTGGTCTTCGGGGTCCAGGCCGCGGAGCTTCTTTTTCAGCGAGCGATACCCGACGCCGGTGAGTTCGGAGAGCTGATTGAGCGAGAGTGGTGAAAGCGGCTGCTTATGCGTTGGCATCTCGCTTCACCTCTCCAGGCCAGATCCAGCGCATGCGCTCACTCGGCTTTTCCATGATTGGCAAATAGATGTCGGAGCTATCGATCTCTTTCCACTCCCAGTTCTTGTACTCCTCGACGATGATCGTTCTCCACATCGCATATCGAACGCGATAGCGGCGCGGATCAGATTTGACGAGGGCGCGCGCCATTCTCCAAAAACGCACACGGCGCTTGTCCTTTTCGCCAAGGATGAGTCCAGTTTGACTTGACAACTCTTCGCCACGCATACCAACTCCAGCGCTCGCATAGCGCGCTCCGAACTATTGCTGCTGCCCTAAGGGGCCGAAAACTCTAGATGAAGACTGCGCTGCGCCCCACCCGTATTGTCCCAATCGCCTCAAAAGAACCTAGGCCATACCCCCCCTATGGCGCGCTACTTGCCTACCAAGTCGGCCTTTTCGATCTCCATTTTCAGCTGCTCTTCAAAGTGGCGCTGATATGTGTTGCGGGCATGCTGGTGCATCGCCGTCATGTTCTCCGATGATCCGAATAGCTCTGCGAATTTGACCGTGAACTGCTCTTTGATCGGAAGTCGTGGCCCGCCTTTGCGCTTGAATATCCCTTCGTGACCGGATCTCATCGTCGCGACAAATCCACCCGGAACGAGTTCGCGTTTACCGGCGATTGAGATACTCACACCGAGCCGCAACCCTCGCCTGGTCTGAATCTCGCGGATCTGAGGGTCGAAATGAATGAGAGAGATTCCCTGCGTGAGCATGCGGAGGATTGATGCCGTGCTGGTCTGGCGAGCCCTCATCGTTACGCGAATACCCTTCGACAAGATGCTCGGCTTCACGCCGCTTGCCGCTGATACATTCTTGATCGCAACCTTACGCACCTCGGCCATCGTGAGATTGATGGCTCGAACGCCAGCCGCTCTTAACGCACGGACTCCGGCCTGCTTTCCAAGACCTTGCAGTCTCTTGCCGTCAACCTGCACCTTAATCATAAAGCCCACTCCATTTGCAAATGGGCATCCATGCTTTCGCAACTTATTCTTGTCGCCGATCGCAACTCAATATCTGTCATACATGATTCATCGTCGGCATTATCGCACGCCGGAAGATCGCACCCGCCATCGAGCTCCATCGCTGTCTGACGTTTTGCCCAATTGATCTGAAATACCTCGCGACGCTCGAAGTCCACAGGCTCATAAGTCCAGCCCTCACCCGTATCGACGGATGGAAGATCGAACGCGCACGACAGTCCTAGAGCAAAGATCACCTGCCTGCGCCAGCTCGAGTATTTGAGAGGGGGCCCATTGAATCCATCAAGGAAGTCCTGAAGGCGCTGACCAATCCGCTCACGACTTACGCCGAAGATATCGGTCAAAGTCGACATTGGTTCTTCACGAAAGAAATGACGAACGAGAATATGAAGACCATGGTCGCCTCGCGCCATCCGCGAGATGAGATCCCAATCGACGCCGTCAAACTCAATTTCTTCGAGTTGGATACCGCCGATCTTGAGATCGAGAATCTTCTCGTGCGTCATCTCGTTTTCGTCGTTCGGCTTTGGAGATAGGCGAACGAATGGGGCACCGCCGTTGGCGTGTCTGAGAGATTTCTTTCTCTCCTCAAATCCCTTACCAACCCTGAGATACCCGATAAAAGCGCCCTTAATTAGCCGCTGGCAAAACGCCCTCCATCCCTCGGCGCGCATATGCTTGTGCTTTCTGAAAACACGAAACAACGCCTCTTGAGCCATCTCCTCCTGATGCTCGACGCTCTCATATCTTGCGATGCGCTGCTTATAATACTCGATCTGTCGCTGCGCGTATTTAATCGCCTCATCAATCGTCGGAGGGCTCGTCGCCTTCTTCACTACCATAAAGAATCTCCCGCTGAGGAATTCATCGCTCAGCGGGAGAAAAGCGGAAGCGCGGGAGATTTCAGACAGCGGTGTTGTCATCGTGTCGAGCCAATTCATCGCCGCCGAAATCTCAGTCGGAAGAGGCCAGGTCTAGCTCTGTAAATCGAGTGATCTCGATCTCGACCCGCGGATTCGAGCCAAATATCTTGCGACTCCCGTCGTGACCGTAAATGAGCTTGTCATTCTTGATAACGCCCATCTCCTGAAGAATATCCTCCGGCCCCTGGTAGAGATTCGATAAGTCCGCCTCGCTGCTGTGATTTAGGAAATAAAAGAGCATCTTGATATTTACAGGAACGACGATTGTTCGCGCACCACGCATGGCTTGACGAATGTGCAGACTCGCCATCTCGGCCCAGTCCAGATAACGATCTGATGCCATCGTCACGGTCCTCTGTTTCGCGAAAGAATACCGCCGCTGCAAACTGTTCTTCTTGATCGCCACGCGCCCGGGGATTGTGCATTTGAAAAGGATTTCAGCCATTGCTGTACTCCAAGATCAAATAGGCAAGCAGAGCTACGGCCGTTGCAAACAAGACCGCCTGTGATGCGACTTGGCGCAGCTCAGTCATAAGATCTCGAACAGCTAAAGATAAATTGTGTATCGCCTGGAAGAAATACCGAGGGTCTTTGTAATACCCGTGTTCGTCTTTTTTCATCTCATCGGCTTCGTGCTCGGTCATCGCCCACCATCCTCGTTGAGCCGTGCAATTTCCTTCGTGCAAAGCTGATCAACACGCTCATTGCCAGCGATGCCGGCATGGCCTTTGATCCACTTGATGACAACGCCAGGACTCGCGCGCTTGAGCTCCATCGCCTTCTTTACAAGATCGAGATTCATTACGGGCCTCTTGTCCGATTTTCTCCATCCGTTTCTCTCCCATCGCGGCGCCCACTCGTTTAGCGTATTCACGCAGAGCTGAGAATCGCTCATGATCATGTCGCCCGGGATCGCGATCTCAAGCGCCGCGATGATCGCGGTCATCTCCATGCGGTTGCATGTTGTGTCGCGCTCGCGGCCGACGATCTCGCGCAAGAACCCGGTCTCGCTATTCGCGATGAGGCAAGCCCACGCTCCGTTCTTCGTCGCGACGTCGCAGCCGCCATCGGTGTATATCGTTCGCTTCTCAATCATAAAAAACTCCAATAGTTATGATACAGAGTTAATAAGGAATGCTTTGACGATCGCTCTCGCGCCGTCGATAATTAATTCTCATTGGTAAGAAGACTTCCTTGGCCGCGTTGTTGCGGCCTTTTTATTTCATCTCTCTGCCGAGTCGATTAAATGAAGTCAGCCTATCAATCTGGCGATCGTACACGTCTTGCTTGACGTATAAATGAGTGCGCGACTTGCTTAGAGCAAGAGCGGTTGCTGATTCTCTGAAGCACGTGCGCCCTAGTGATTTGCCCGCGATCGTAGTCACTTCCCACTCGCCGCTCGGCAATTCATGAATGAATAACTCAGGATTCTTTGTAACTCTAATTCGAAACATCCAGCGCCTCCCGCGCGATCTTTCCACGATCATGTTCGATTTGGCTTTTTGAACTCATGCCGGTGAAGCCGGTAATAGTGTCGACGTCAGGCATCTCCCAACTTGCAGCGTCGCCGTAAAACTTAAGTGACGCCTCAAGCTTCCGGATGCGCTCTCTCTGTCCATCACAGACAATTCGTTGGCCTTTTTCGACGTGAAGATTATTGGCCTGCTCGTTTTTCAGTTGAGCCTCGAGTCCCGCGATGCGCTCATACATCTTGCGGTAATCATCGTATCGCAAGCTGACGATAGTCTGATCATCATTGCCGACATCAATCCCTACTGTTACCGGAGGATTTAATGTCTCTGGTTCAGCTATTTTGTTGACCGCTAAGTGACGTACTCGCTCTTGGGCTCCATACAAACGACCAGCAAGCGCCACGATATCCATCTTGATCAGGACCTGCTTTTCGTCCGTAGACGATAGCTTGCCCTCAATATCCTCGAGGTCGAGTCGAGCGTTGTTGATCGCTTCCCACAACACACTGTCTCTCGTCGGAGCACTCGGGGCGCTTTCTCTCGCTTCGTCTTTAGTGGTGGTCATTTTAGCTGGCACATTTTCCATGGGGAAAACCTCAATCTTCAATTCCAAGGAGCCAGCGCCCTAGCGCATGCGCTTGATCTTTCGTTAGCTCGTTACAAAGCCACGCCCACTTTGATTCACGCGGAACTAAGTGTGTGTGACCCATGTCGCATCTCTCTTCATCGTAACCACCCGTGTAGTGATGGCCTTTGAAATTGACCTGAACGCTGCCGAGTCGATTCTTCCGAAAACTAAGATGAGATTCGTTGTCGTTTGACGTGATCTTAGCCATCGTCTTCAAGAGCCGAAATGTCGGATCTGGTTCCGGCTCAACCGACTTCGATTGAACTAAATCGTATTCATCCATTTCGTGCATGCGCATCACGCCCCACCCTCTCGCTGTGTTTCGCCATCGCCGCCTTAGCTATTCGATCAATCTGCGCAGATGATTCATGCACATGAAAATCGGCGCCAGTGCGCATCGTTATGAATGCGCCCTCTCCGCGGCTCGAATCCATGTAATAAGCGATGTCTTCAATATTGATTCGTATCCCAGCATCGCCGGGGCCACGATGATCGTATCTTGTAACTGTAATGACCTTCACAACTCACCTCCGCCTTCGCGAGTTGCCTCATTGAACATTTCCTGAGCGTCACCGTAGCCGCTCCAGTTATCGACTCCGCACGATTCAAGGCATTCGAGGAAAACAAGCTGACTTCTCAGTCGCTCAATCTCAGCCCGATCACGCAGCCTCTCAGCCTCAAACATCTGGACGTGCTGCCCGTGCATCTTGTCGCGGTCTTCGGGTTCTAACTTGAGAGATTCGATCTCCTCGGCTTTCTCCTCATACCCGCGCTTAAGATCAAAATACATCTCGCACAACTTTTCGGGATTAGTGTGGATGAGCCTGCGGAATTCACTGGCGCTTACGATAGTTTTCAGGTCGCTCATTTCGCACGCTCCTTTGATTCGACTAGCGACTCAGACCAAGGATCTAATCCACCACGAGATGACACTTCTTTCTCGGCCTTCTCTCTAATCTCTTCAATTGTATCGCCGCTGACAACAACTGAATCTTCAGTCCCGTCTTTAAGTGTGAAGTGAATTCTAAATTTCATTTGCTCCCCCTCGCATCGGTCAGGATTTTGAGTGCTTCTTTAACTTGCTTGCCGATAAAAGCGTTTCCTGCATCGTCTATTTCCTTGAGCGCCTCCCTCAGCCTCTCCATCTCACTCGCGCTCAAGATCAGGTCGCCTGGGAGTGACTCGGTGACGTGAACCAAAGACGCCTGCCACTCAAGAGGACCTTGTCTCGGATGCGACGTCAGAGCTGATCCGAAGTATGAATCGTCTTCATCCATAACGTCGGTCCATTCAGGTGCTATCCACCACTCCCGCCTCTTCTCTTCTTTCATCTTCTTCAGCGCCTCGACACGTTTCATCTCTGATTTGGATGTCATTTCATCACCATCCTCGCCGTCGCGAGCGTGATAACGACTCCGAGCAAGCCGAACAGAACGCATGTCTCCATCATCCCGAAATTCATGAAACACCAGCTTGTGAGTTTTCCGAGCGCGTGCCTCGGCGGAAGGAGATAAAACCCCGTTTGGATCACAGCGAGCGGAAATATGCCGATAAAAATAGAGGCGATTAAACAAAAGGCCATGATTAAAAACCTCATCTCTTTTCCTTCTCTGTTCGAACATCCTTGATAAGCCCACGACAGGACTCACAAGTTACGTTCTTAGCTTCATTCGTTAGCTTGTATTTGATCGATAAGAAGACCTGCCGATAGACCCAGCACGCCGGCCATGATCCGTCCATTGCGCTAGCTGTGAAATGCGTTTTCACTTCCGCCCCCTCTCCTCATCGCACGCTTGGACAAGAACCAGCCTTCGTTTCGGCTTCATGGGTTCAATCGTTTTATAGTCGAATACGAACTCATCAATTGGCCGCCCCTGCAGGAATCGGACAAGATCCCTCGCGACGTGGTGCGCGCTCATCGTCTCCATTCCAATTTTAGCTCCGTTCAGAATCGACAGACGAATTGATCCGTCGTCGTTCTGTCGAATCGAGACGGCGCATTCATTCGGTTCTAGATAATATGGACCGACCGTCTTCATTTCCGACCCCTCTCCTCGTCACACACATTGAGCGCGAATCGAATCGCCATCGCGGCCACTTGAATCGCTTCCTTTCTCATCGCACCTAGATCGCGTTTCTTTTGGTTCATCCACACGTGTGCTTTAAGCTCATCGACTTCCTCAAGGAGAACGGCGAATCCTTCATGAGCTGAATTGAACGGAGGGAATTTCTCGCCGGACGACTGGACTTCATCTATCACTTCGTTGATGGTATTGAAAACGGATGCGTGCTTGTCGAATTTCACACGCGAGAGTGGCAACAATTCAGCGAAGACCCGCTTGATTTCCTCAAAAACTGAACTCTGCATACGCTGACAAGCCGGGCATCCATCAGCTGATGTGTCGACGCTCGCAGGAATCATCCCGATCACTCCGCATCGCCCGCATTGATCAACGCGGGCCGCGCCAAATGTCTCTCGATTATTCGGTGTGTTCATTTACGCATCTCCTTCAACTTCTCGTGAATCGCTGGCCAGCATTTGATCATGAAGCGATCAAGCCTTGACTTCGCGTCCCTCTTCATTGACTGATAGGTAACGCACATCATGAGGTTTCCATGGATGTAGTCAGCACCGCAATCGGCGACGAATTGCTCAATTGTTCTATCTTTTCCCATTGCGCCCCAAAAACACGAGTACGTTCCCCAGTCAGAATGAATCTGCATCAGGCCCTGGCCGGGATCGAAATTCGTGAACGTGACATACGCGAATGGCTCGTCGAATCGCATCAGAGTTGATGGATAGTCTTGAATGTATTTGCTCATGTTAAATTTCCTCTTTCAATTTGTGATCGCCGCGAAGAAGAATGACCATGCGGCCCTTTTGCTGACCATCCGCGCGGTACTCGCCGTAACCATCGCCATCGACTTGAGGTAGGAACTCATAAGATGCGCTCTCGACATCAAGGCAGTTCATCTCCTCGATCGGCTTTTTAAACGTATCGACGTACACGCACACCTTCGCGCGTGGGCTTGCCTTCCCAAGAATTTTCATTAACTGATATACGGTCATGCCTGCGCCCCTTCTTTGCTTGGCTTCTCGATAATCGTCATGACGATCTTGCCGGTCGAATCATGCAAATCAACGTGTCCCCACTCACGAATTGCCGTGGGGATATTGAGAAATTCTCGCTCGATCTGTTCGATGTATCGATTCGCCCGCGACAATTGAAATTGAAGCGTTTCAACACGCTCTAGAAGATCATGCTCCGTTGAAAACCTATCCGGCAGATATACGTTTGTATGGCTCATGGTCGGCTCCCGTGCAGAGGGCAGCAATCGTAGTCTTCACAGCCACAACGCGGGCCGCGCTTGATGCCCTTGTCTTTGCGAGTCTTGCGGTGCTTCTTCTCGGAGATTTTGAGATCCTTTAGATGTTCGAACGCCGCCTCGGTCAGATGGAACATTCCGTATCCGGACTTGGGCTTACCGAGCGGACCGTAGAAATAACCAAGATCAACGAGACGCCGCATGTCCGCGTCGCCAACTGATGTCACGTAATGACTGCGGTATCCGGGCTCGGAGGAGTCATATCCCCATGCGTGCTTGATCATGTGAATTTGTTTGTCTGATAAAACCTTAAGCATTCAACACCTCCTTTGAATCGATAAACCTCTGAGCCAAAAGCCTGATGCGCGAATCGTCGGAATGCTGCGATTCAACGCTCGCGAACGGATCAAAGATCCCGGATGCCTGTGATGACTTGAGTCCAAGCAAATCGACGATGAGCGGATCGGACCCGCTATTTGAAACAAGATAAATGGACGTGACTTGATTCTTCTGACCGTCGCGATTCAATCGCCCGGTCACTTGCTCGTGAACACCGGGCGACCAGTCGAGTTCGCCGAAAACAACATAGGAGCATCGATCCTGAAGACCATTGAGACCCACGCCAGAGCGAAGCGACATGATCATGAGATCAGTCTTCCCCGACATGAAATCCTTGCGAGACTTCTCTTTCTCGACTTGTGATTCGGAGCCCGTGTAGAGTACGGGCTTGAATTCTGCGAGTTCCTTAAGCCAAATTTCATAAACGTCGCGATGCCATCCGACAAGAAGGACCGGCTCCCCGCTCTCAAGAAGAATGCGAACATACTCCGCGACGAATGGCGCTTTCGAGACGCCGGTCGCGTGCCTCACCATCATGTCGAGTTCACGCGCAGCTTGGCCGCGCTCGATGAATGACCCTTGCATGACGCGAATCGCGAGAAGCTTTGCTGTCCGCTCCATGTCTTCAATCGCGGCCTCGTCATAATCGACCGTGTGAACGATCTTATTGACCTCCGGAAGCTCCATCGCGACGTCTTTTCGAGTTCGGCGAAGCATGAGAAAATTCGAGCGGAGGTATGAGCCGAGGGCCTTTGGATTTGATACTTCTCGGTTGCCGCCGCCACACCATTCGCGGAGAAATTCCCACTTCTTATCAAGACACCCAGGCTTAATCAGGTCGAGGATGTTGAAACTCTCATCCCCGTAGTTGTAGACCGGCGTTGCCGAAAGTCCGAGGCAGTAGTCAACACGCTCGGAAATCTTGCGGCTTGCCTGATGCTTTGCCGACTCTTCACGTCGAAGCTCTTGGATTTCATCGAATACGACCGAACGAATCGGGCTCGACGAATTTGAGAAATAATCAACCCATCCGGTGACGAGCGAGTACTTCATTATATAGATGTCGGCCACGGGGAGCGGATACGGCTTTCTACCCTTGATCACGTGAGTGCGGAGGTCGGTGTATTTCTCGATCTCGTCGCGCCATTGAAAAGCAAGGTGCGTCTGAACAACGACGAGCGCCGGGAGGGCGTCGGTGTTCGCAAACGTGCCGATCGCCGATACCGTTTTTCCGAGACCGACGGTGTCGGCGAGAAGGTACCGGCGCACGCGGTTATGAAGCTCGACCGCTTGATGTTGGTACGGGCGCAGGGCCTTGCCTTCTTTGAATGTCACAAGCGGCGGTTGATATCCCCCGGAGAATATATTCTCAAGTTCGTCGCGCTGACGGCGATAAAGGCTCGCCAAGCGATCAAGCTCGGCCGCGACATCGGCGGGGACGCGAAATGGAAAGCGAATAAAAAACCAACGAAGATCCTCGGCCGTCTCGGGAGTCGCGACCACGAAAAATGGACTCGTCTCAGATCGGTGGATCGACTTAAAAAGATCTTTGAGTCTGATGCAAACATGTGGTTCGACGTCGGCAAGCATCCACATTGGGCGATCTTTCTGACAGATCGAAATGGCTCCGAATGTCTTCATAGCCATGCCCTCCCAAGATTCACGACCCAACACGGCTTGCCGTTGAGGCTGGCCGGGAATCCCATGGACCGATTCGTTACGATGATCAGGGATTTGACCTGATCCAACTTTGCATACCGTTCGCATTGACGCAGTATTTCGCGTGCCGAACCCTTGATCTTCACTTCAATGCCGATGCCGTCGTCGGTTAGAAAATCGATGATCGATCGATCATCGAGTCGTGCCTCGCGCTCAATCGAAACGATCGGATCAAGCGCCTCAAAGATTTGACGCTGCAATTCCTTTTCATTCTCTAGCGAGAAGCGACGGGAACTCAGAGCGTTCATGAGCTGGTCGGCGCTCATTTGCACGCCTCTATCGCAATGCTTTTCACGACCACATAGAAAACCATCGAGAAGACGACCAGACAGCATATGATAATAAACATCTGCATTCTTCCCTCGGAAATACCGATCCTATACCCTTCCTCCCATTGCTCCCGACTGACTCCATAGCTCCTCGTTTGAGGAATCGGCTGTTGCGGTTGTTTCTTTGGTATTTCCCCTTGCTCTTTCGTTGCCGCGACTCCGATCATCCGCGAGACCTTATCGAGCCATTCACCTGCATCTAAATCTGACATCGTTGCAGCAATCGCGTCCTCAACCAGATCAACCCCATTAGTGACGAGATCCTTGAGCCGCGCGATCTCCTCATCCTTCGCTTTCACCACCGCATCATGCTGTTCTTTGGCCTGAGCGCACTGGGTGTACATTTGGTTGATCCTGTATGTGAGGCTGTCGATCTCGTCGTCGGTATCGTCGTTGAGATCATTGTCGTCATCGAATGATGAACATGGAGCATCGTAGAGATCCTTGCGGCGATCCACGATGTCAGAGCGGATTGCCTTAATCTTCTCAACTACGTCTGAACACATGTCCCATCTGTTCGATATCTCTGCTGCCGCTGACTCGATTCCTGGAATAGCTGAGATTCGTTCAATGTATTCACGCGCATCGCTCTCGAGCAAAAATGGCATCAAGCCAACCAAGTACCCAGAGGGAACATGCGTCACCAGGAATTCGACCGATAGCCCTCTATTCTCTTGTCGATAAGCAAAGTAGCCATATTGCCATCCAGAAACGACTCGATCCTGATGGCCATAGCCAGCCTTCAATTTGTGTTCTCCAAATGTCCATTTCTTTTCCATTAATGCATCCCTTCCCGATTCGGATATTCAAAAGTCATCTCTTCGTTGAGCACGCGTTCGACACGCAGCCACCACGCCTTAATGCAGGCCACTTTCATTGAGTCGAAATCAAGGTCTCGCCAATTCGACGGGAGCTTGATGCCATCCTGTTCGGCGCCCATGAGAAAGCCGGTACAGCGATCGATAGAATTGAGATGCGGAAGAATCTTCTCCAGGCGCTCCGCGGCCATCTCCAAAACTTGGGTGACTTTGTGTTGCGGAATATCTTTGCGAATGCTGATTTCAAACTTAGCCATTACCGTCGTCATTCATCCCCCACGAGTTCACAGTCTTCGATTGCGGCCACAAACAGCGCGGCCGATCCGGCATAGTCGCCGGCTGCGTATCGTTCCTTCGCGCGCGCCATTATCCGCGCCGCGATCGATTCGGACTGATCAACGCCATCTCCCGGTTCTGATGGTTCTTTGGGGGATAGGTTCTTCGAGATTGTCTGCGCGGCCCACTCGGATGGCGTTATCTTCAACATCGGTCCTGGTTCATTCGTCCATGAAACGAATTTCGGCCACTGATCACCGTGCTCTTCACGTAGTTCGCGAATTTCGTCGCATACCGAGATCTTAAATTCGAGTCTCCACCCGAACTTACGAAACGGAATAAATCCGGCGCGGCGCCATTCGCGAATTCGCCAAATGGGCACGCCGATCTTGTCGGCGGCGTCTTCGATGATGAGCCACTCAGAAGGCTCTTCACTGAACGTTTCGCGGATCTTCTCCGCACTCCCCCTGATCGACTTGATAATTGAACCCGGCAGGTCGATTGCCTGCTCATTCGCGCGCGCCACTTATGCCCCCTTCTCCATTTCCTTCGATTCCGATAAGCCGTCGGAACGCTTCCCTTGCTGCGATCGGAACCACTGCATTGCCCAGGCATCTAATACGGTGTGTTTTGGGTCGTATCCCATCATCCATTCGACAAACGACGGATGGAGACTGATGCCAAATGTGAGCTTGAAATACTGAGAGAGAGGAATCCCTCTGCGATCCTCGAGGTTCTTCTTCCTCGATCTGCTCGCTCCAGGACTCTTGAAGTCCCTCGCGCATGGAGTGGGCAAGTAGCCACCATCTCTCGCGCAAGTGTGGGGCTCCAAGCTCGCCGGCTGAAACAATCGTCCACCGACAGTTATACCCCAGCGCAGTGAACTCCAAGAGAACGCGTTCAAGTCCTCGAAGAGTGATAGCTGGGACGTTTTCCAAGAAAACGAAGCTTGGTCGAAGCTCGCGAGTGAGGCGGACGACTTCAAAGAAAAGCGCGCTTCGCTTTCCATCCAGGCCTTTCGCATCCTTCTTAGCAATGCTGATGTCCTGGCATGGAAAGCCGCCAAAGATGATGCTTGGCTTTGTGGCGAAGTGTTCGCTGCGCAGCTCTCGCACGTCTGTGAAGATTGGCGCTCGATCAAGAGAACCGTCCCGCATCCTGGACAACAGAACACCTTGTGCGTATTCGTCTTGTTCGCAATAGGCGATCGTTCGAACCCATGGCGCGAGAGCAATACTGATCCCGCCGATTCCGCTAAATAAGTCCAAGCCATTCACGCATCCCCCTTCGCGGGGGGCGACTGCCGTTTCAGGAGGCCGGCTTGAAATACGGCTCGCGTAGTGATGTTCAAGATTAACTGCTTTGCTTTTTGAACATATTCTGCGCGAATTACATGATCGGCCTTTCCGTTTTTAACCAGACCCCTGAGCCAGTCGACCTCACCCGCGAGTTGCTCGTAATTCACAACAGCAATCGAATTGAATTCCCTTCGAACCCACTCGGGCACCTTCGGCGCATTGACAATCATCGCGGTGTAGTAGGAGTCGACTGAACGAATGGCAGCATCGTCGGTCGGATATTCGACCAACAAGTTTTGAACTACCGGATGCGCCGCTGCCTCTCTTGCCGCGGCATCAATCGATTTCTTGCGCTCGGTCTCGGCGAATTCGCGAAACAGGCTCACTTTCGGCGGATATTCTGGTTTGTTTTCGCCGATCAATGTCTCGACTACGCGGCGAAATTGGCTCGGCGATAAATCATGCACAGCCCCCCATACGAGTTGAAGTTTCGGCGTCGGGTAATTGTTCTCGCCGAACATCTCGAGAAACGGACGCATGATCGCGTTGAATTCTTGACGCAT